CTTGTAGGCCAACTATAAATTCTTCACAAATAGAAACTATTTTGGAACAATGGACCCAAGCATCAGCAGAAGCATCAAAAGCGGCAGCGTTTATAGAAAGAGCACGACAAAAAACACAAGAAACTCTTATTAGAATAGCAGCAGATAAACTTAGTCCCAGTGAAGAACGTCTTGCTCAATTTTTGCGACGCGCTGTTACAGTTAAAATGCTTCGCAAAGCGCATTTGGACATAGCAAGAGCACAACTAAAAGCAGATATTTCTTGTGAAGAAGAGGCAATGAAAGAATTTAACAGAGCATTTGAAAATAGAGATATAGCATACGAATATAAATGTAATTATATAGATGAGATAAGTTGTAGTTTTTATAGTATAGAAAATATGTTAGAAATTATGTTAGATGAAGTTAAGAAAAAGGAAACAAAAGAGAATTTTAATCGAGATATAGTAATGATACTTAGAAAGGTAAGAAAAACAGAAAAAAAAATAAGATATATGCAACGAAAGGCAGAGAAGGATACTGACTTGGCATACAATAAATGTTATATAACAGCTAACGTGGTAATGAACGGTATAGAAGAGTATTTTGGTGTAACCTCGAAATATATGCAAAACTCTACAAAATATCTTGTTCGGGTACCTAGAAAAATAATGCCAGGAGACTGTTTTAAAGCTAACCTAGGAGGCAAATTGGTATGGTTGCGCTGTCCACATAATAATTGGTCTGGGTGTTATATAGAAACATATGAAAATGGAATGATATTACCATATAGGATTAACAGATTCACAAGACAGGATGCGCAATCACAAAAGCAGGAGGTGGCGATTAAAAAGGCAGAGAGGCGACAAAAACGACGTGAGGAGAAGGAGAAGGAAGTGAACGCCTATTGGGACTTGGAACACTATTGGTCGTCACGAACAGCTATTGAAATCTAAAACATTAATCATTAAATACTGAATTCATTTTAATATGTGCCTCATTATAATATTTTTTCCTATATTTTTTCATTGTGCTGTCTTTTATACGTGTATTTTTAAAATAACTGTATCTTTTATTTTCTTGTAATAATTCTATTATAAAATATAACGCATACATACCACATTGTCCATCACCATATTGATGAGTAAAACCTTCATTATCATCTACTGTTAATTGAATATTTAAATTGTGGGCTTGCTCAACTATTCTGTTTATTAATACTTTAATTTGTTTTGGCATTTTTGAACCATTACTGTCAAAGTAAAAAACGAATTTTCTAGTCAAATCAACAAATAATGAGATCCAATGTTTTCCAGGTTTATTATGAGGATCAGTATTAAATATTACTCCTATTTTGCTAATATTATTTTTGATATGATTTTCTAAATTAAAATTACATAATTGCTCCCATACGCAAGTTGAGAACACTTCTTTTGCATCAAAATCTATAGGAGACGGACCTATAAACTTAAAATATTTATGAGATTTTTCATATTGTTTCATTATTTTAGTTATATCAACACTTGAGAGCCACGTATTGGGCTTTGACGTCCAAGTTTCAGGAGAAAATGGCTTAAAGATTTCTTTTATTAATAATTCACTATTATTAACCTTACGTAACGGTGTTTTTTCTAACCAACATAATTCGTCATAGCAATGTTTATCTAATTTTTGCTTAAAAAAATCCCATATTTCTTTACTATTATTAGTCAAAATTTTGTCTTTATTATTAGCATTCCAAACATTTTTAAATAATTGTAAATTATTACGCGTATAGCAAGTATAGTGTTTCAATTCAGCGTCTACATATTTATTTTGATATGGTGAGCATTTAAGTTTGCTAAATTTACGTGTAATTTTTTTTGATTTGCTACCTATTTTCTTAAATGTATTATACATATTATTTTATATTTCTATTTAATATATAAATATAAAATAAATTTTTTAACTGCGTTTTTGTGGAAGTATTTTTAGTTTATTGTTTATAGTTTTTCTAACAACAAACAAATCTAAATTTGTTATGCATTTTTTAGCGCACATACTATTTACTGTTGTATTATATAAATTAAAGTCATTTAAAGAGGTGTCTTCGCAATAATTTGAATTATTATTAAAGTCTTTAAGTTCTTCTTTTATAGAGTTTTTAATCTTTTTTTCTTTTAAATGACTTATTAAATTTAATACATACAACAAATAATAAAGCTTGTATTTTTCTCCGTTTGCTATTTTAGCATCGTCGCTATTTTCTATAAGTTTTTCTAAAGTTGTTGCATTATATTTAATTATTTGTTCTTTGTAAGTGGTTATGTTTTCTTCTATATTAGTATAAATGTCTTTTAATAAATAATTAGCGCTGAGTAATTGCTCTAATTTATTTGTTCTAAAAGACGGATTATGGTTATGGTTTGCAAAATAGCGTAAATCAATATTGTTTATTGCTAGGTCGGCTTTTTGCTTGTCTAATCTCTCTTGTTCCTTTAATCTCTCGAGTTCCAAATTTTCTTTTTCTTCTTCTTTTTTTTTTTCTTGATCTTCAATTAAATCTATATTTACAACTTTTAATTGTTTTGATTTTTTCTTTTTTTCTTTAGTTTCTTTAGTTTCTTTATTTTCCTTTAATTTGGTGCTATTACTATTAAGCATTTTACTATAAATTTATTTTATATTTTTTAATTGAACTCGTGTCGAATTATAAAACAATTCATTTCCAATTGTTGGAAATCTATTTGGATTAAAATCTTGAAACTGCTCTTCTCTAAATAATAAATGACTATCTAAATTTTCATTTTTTGTAGCAAAATTTATTTTGTTTTCATATAAATCACTGGTGCTAGGTGGAATATATGATTTTTGGTCTGCTTTTTGAAGAGCAAAGAACTGATTTCTCAAAGTAGACTCTCGATCTATATTAGAAGCAAACCCGCAAAAATGCAGTTTTCTAGTTGCAGGAAAGAAACTAGAACTAGTATCATAATTACCATAATTTTGTATAGGTTCTACTGATTTTGCTAACGGAGCAACACTTGGCATAAATGTATATTTAGTATTTACCGGCCTAAATGAAAAATTCATAGTTAATCCACCTGATGGAATGTTTCTATTTGAAATTTCACTATTTATTGAATTTTGTTTATCAAAGTTATTTAACTCTACATTATATAAATTAGTAGTTACACTCATTATTAATAATATAATATATATAATTTAATAATTATATTATTAATATAAAAATAATATAATTATTAAATTTAAAGCTAATGAAAAATGGCAAAAAAAAACCTATATAATTTATAGAATTAGCTCTATATTATTTTCTATAAATAATTAACGCTTAACTCTTCTTAATATTATAATTTAAATAATATTTAAAATTATTTAGATTATGATTATGTTTCGTTTTGCTAGTAAACATTAATGCTTTATATTCTCTCGCTAGACTAGCCCTATGATTGCGTTGCTCCTTCTTAAATTGCTGGAGCCTATTTTTCTCTTGTGTCTTTAAATACTCTAGGTCAAACATATTTGACATAAGATTATGATTAGATAGCAAGCTCATTAACACAAGCGCTGATGTTGCCATTTTAACTTAATGATTAATGATAAATAATAATAGCAAAAGAAGAAATCAATTTTTTTTATTGACGATGTTGTTGATGTTGTTTGTATATATCACTTTTTAATTCATTTACAAAGCGACTATGTTTTTTTGAATGTTCTCGTGATAAAACTTTTATATAATCTTTAAAAGGTATTCCGTGGACGCTACCAGAATTGATTATGTCATTTATATAATGAAGATATAAATTAGCTTTAGGTTCAACCTCTTCTTGGAGTTGAGATAAGCACGGTGCTAATCTATCTATAGTGTTAAAACTAAAAGTATGCAGCTTCTCATCTAAATGTTTGTAGAAGTCTTCAAGCATATTTTTATTTAACCTAATTTGAGTTGTATACTCATTATATTCAGCCACGTTATTATTTTTCAAAAGCTGAACAAGATGATGTCTAATGTCACTGCCATTTTTTTCAGAAATAGAACTTTGACTAGGAGTTGTTGTTCTACTAGCTCTACTAGTTCTACTAGCTCTACTAGTTCTACTAGCTCTACTAGTTCTACTAGCTCTACTAGTTCTACTAGCTCTACTAGTTCTATTAAATCTAACTCCTCCTTTACTAAAAGTTCTATAGTTTTTGCCTGTACGCTTTCTTTTTTTCTTGTTTTCTTCTTACGTATTTATATATAAATAAATATTTTATATATAAATAAATATTTTATATAAAAAAAACACAACAACATTTTCACTTTATAAATTATTAATTTTCAAGACCTGTTTTATCATTAGTAAACCACGACATTTTAATAGTATGTATATTATTTCTAATAATATTATACGATACGCTTAAAGCATAAAAACTAATTAATTTATAATAGTCTTCTTTTTGTATCCACTTTAGTACTTCATAATAATTATTATAGCTATATGAAATAACTATAATACTAGGTATAAAATGTTGAATTTCTTTATGCCCAATAGTTTCAAGCTCTCCCCACTTTTCATTTTTTCCAAATAATTCATAATTATAGTTGTCCAGTATATACTCATCCATAGTCTCATAATGGTTTATAGGAAAATTATATAAATCCAAATATTTTGTTATATTAGTCTCGTTCATAACAATTAGCTCTACACTTTTTTTAACACTAGCAATTAATTCATTGGCCTTAAGCATATTGCTGTTACTAACTAATATCATAACCAATAAAAATTATTCAATTTTTTTCATAATCTTTTTGTATTATGTTTTGTTAACTTATTATTTATTTCAACAATACATTGTGTTGTCGATGTTACAAATAAGTCTGGTATAAACGCGTGAATAAGCGCTTTAATAGCTGAAATAAACAATATAACAACATAACTTAAAGAAACATACATATGTTCAAAATAGCCCATATTCATTTCTCTCAAATGTTTAAAATCAAAAAACATTTTTCACTATAACATAACAAAACAAATTATTTTTAATAACTTATTTTAATAACTTATTTTTAATAACTTATTTTAATAAATTATTTTTTAATACATTATGATATAATGTATAACTTGAATATAATACTATTATTATTATAGTCACAACTTTTCTAGATACGGCATATGGCCAATATGGTAAAAAATATACTATTAGTAATGCTAATAGGCCAAATGCGTATATAATATTATTATATTCAAAATATTTTTTAACATTTAACAATGGATAAAAACCTACTAAATGCAAAATTATTACAAGAATAAAAATACCTATTAATTTTTCCTGTATTATTTTATAATAACTATCAATTAATCCAACTATTCCAACTAATAAGAAAATTAAACTTACATATTTAATATAATTGTTTAAATAATATATTAGTATAGCACCAATAGGAACTAAAACAAAACTTAATTCACCACGAATTATTTTATAATGATAATAATATATATTGTTGTTTTTGAATGTTATTTTCATTTATCATTATATATAAGTAATTTTAATAATTATGAAAAATATTAATAATTATGAAAAATATTAATAATTAGTTATATATAATGACATCTAAAGTTGTCGGTGAAGGTACATATGGTTGTGTATTAAAACCACCTATTTTATGTAATGAGACAAGTAATCTTGTATCACAAGATTATGTTAATAAAATATCGAAAATAATGACTAGAGAGCATGCTATTAATGAAGAAGCAGAATATAGCGCAATAAATAATATACAAGGTTTAGATAAATATGCTATTACTGGTCCGTTATTGTGCAAGCCTTTATTAGACAAAAATTTTAATGCTAGCGTTAAAAAATGTAAAACACTAAAAGTTAAAAACACATTTAAGAATGATAAGCATGATTTACGAATGTTATTATTAGAAGACGGAGGAATAAGTATATATGATCATATAACTAAAGTATTTATACTACAAAGCCTAGATGAAAAGAAAGTCTTTTTGACCTCATTAATAAAATTGTTCGACGGACTACTCTTTTTTCAGTCTAACGAAATTATGCATAGAGATATTAAATTAGCCAATATGGTATATAATGTAAATAATGGTAGAGCAAAATATATTGACTTTGGACTAATGACAAACTTTAAAAGATTTGCTAAAAGATGTAGCTCAAATACTGAGAGATTAGGAATAAGTCACAGTTATTATGCTCCTGAAAATAGTTGCTCAAACAAATTTTCGTTTAATTCTAATAAATTAAAATGCACAAAGGTTAAAGATCATTTTAAAACACATGAGGACTTTATTAGCTATTTACAAAAATCATTTGACATTTATTGTTTGTCATTAGCATTATTAAATATGGTGAGTGTTTTAGATTATAAAAATAAAGGACTAAAAAAAGATGCTATTCCACTCTCGTTTTTTGAGGAGTTTAGTATATTATTGCTTGAATATGTTAAATATGATGTTAGCAAGCGAAATATTAATATACTTCAACTTAAAGAAAAGTATGTTAACTTACTAAAAAAACACAATTGTTATTTAAAGAAAGTTCAACTGCCTTCCCCAGAAGTTATTGATGTTATAGAAAAAATAAAGCAAAAAGAATTTAAAGCCGACCTAGCCAAAATTTGCCCTCCTACTAAGCCAGTATTAAATCCCTCAACAAATAGATGTGTTGCCGAGTGCAAAACAGGGTTTATTAGAAATAAGAGCTTTAGATGCGTTAAAATGAATTTAGCAAAGGATTTAGCAAATAGTAAGAAGAGTAGTAAGAAAAAAAGTAATAGTGCCAGTGTAACAAGAAAGAAGCACAATACAAGTTTAGTTGTTAATGATTCTTCACTTGCTAAAAAGCAATACTGTATAAACAAAAATAAAGATTATAATCACATTACAAAGCGGTGTAATGTTAAATGCCCTAAAAATAAAACACGTAATTCATTATTTAAGTGCGTTTAAATATTAAATAGGAAAAAATTGAAAACTAATTTTTATAGTTTATAATTTATATTAATAAAGTATAAAATGGATTCTTATTGTAATGAAAAAATTAGTGATTTTGATTTATGTGGAACAAAATATAGTATTGAAGTTTTAACAAAGCATATGCATTATTTAAATAAAAAAGTAGTGCTTTGCACTCAAGAATTAACAGCCCAATTTTGTGTAAGATTTATTTTAGATATGGACATTGAGTCGGGAAGTGAAGACAGCTATTGTTATGATAAAAATCATATTCTTAGTAGACAAAAACACATTACAAGCGAAGAATTTGACAAAGCTTATGAGTTATATTATAAATAAAAACATATTAAAGCATAAAATATATGTTTTATTTAAGAAGCTATGGATATAGAACTCCTTCAGCAAGCACTAGAAAATGATGATAATTTAAATATTATAAATACAAATATTCAAGAAATTAAGCGCAAGAAAAATGAAATATTACAAGAGCTCGGTCTTAAGCGCGACGATTTAAAAAGTTTTCATAAAAAATTAAACGGATATATGTATGTTGACAACTTAAAAGATTTAAAATATGGGCGAAATATACGATGGGTTAATTTAAAAAAAATAGAAAACATTAAAATAACTAATGGCTCTATTTTATGTGATATTAAAATACACGACAAAGGAATTGCGCTAGTTTTAAAAGGGTATAATCACAGTTTTATTACGCTATATTTAAATGAAAATATCATATTTCAAAAAATAAATGATGAAGAAAAAATACTCCTTAAAGCAGTTGACTATTTAAACAACCAAAAATAGTATTCTAATAAAATTGATTGCTAATTTATACTTGTTTTTTTCATTATAAACAAGTATAAATACACTAATGATATGCGCACCTTGTGACTATTTAAACATTAAGGAATTGCCTAACGATGTTGGGATGATTATTAGTGGTCACCTTTTTAAAGATTATCAATTTCTCGCAAAACTTAAAACAACGTGTAAGGCGCTACATAAAACTATTAGTGTTTTTGCTATTGCGAAGCAAATGCTTTATAATAAATTAGGACAGTTTAGTTTTCGCGAGTTATGTATAAATGTTAATTGTTATGAAGACACTTATGATGTATTTACATTTGTTCATAACTATTATTATACTCGCTACTTACATTCAAGACAATATGCATTAAACACTTGTGTAGTTATAATCAATGCTAAATATTATAATTTTAAATCTCATTATTGTTGCGAGTGCTTGAAAAAGTTTGTGCTTGTTGGTTCTAATTCAAATGTAATAGAAAACTATCAGAACTCTGAAGAAGTTAATATAATATTTTAAAGTGGAAACACAAAAAAAATTGATTGTTTTTTTTCGGCATCTATTTAATGAGCATAAAATATGGTTCTCGCTTTTTGCGACCTAGGCGATGATGTTATTCAAATTATTATAGGTCACGTAAAATTCTATAAGTATCTTGCGTTGCTTAAAAGAACGTGTATAGCTAACTATAATAGCGTACCAAAGTTATCAATTGCCAAACTTATGCTGTCTTACAGACTTGATCAATTTTCACCAAGAACATTTTGTATTAATATTAATTGTTGTGAAGATACCAAGGCAGTATTTGATAAACATTATCGCAATGGTTATGATAGTTACGTTCATATCAAGCAATTTGCCTTAAAACAAACAACAGCCTTAATTAATGAACAAAAGTATAAGTTTAATACACATTATTGTGGCGAATGCTTGAAAAAGTTTGTTTTAGTCGGTGACTTGAGAAATGTTAAGCACAATTATGACTATATAGATGAAGTAAACATAACTTATGCAAGATGTAGGTATATATTTATATAATGATTTAAAAAAAATTGATTGTTTTTTTCTCTCTTAACAAACTAATTATAATAGTGAATATGGATGTCCAAACGTGCGCCTACACAAGTCCTAATGTTTATAACTCTGATTATGGAAAAATTAACATCACTTCCGTTATTATGTGTTTCCTTATTATTTATAGCACAGCTTTAAGTATTGTGCTAAGTATAAAACAACTTATTCAAATTATTAAGGAAGAAGAACTCATTAATGAAGAAGAAGACGAATTCATTAAGGAAGAGGAAGTCATTAATGAAGTTATTAAGGAAGAAGAAGTTATTAAGGAAGTAGAAGTTATTAAGGAAGATGAAGAAATTGTTAAGCGCGCGACAATTGCTCTTGAAAAATGGAAAAAAGCATATATAAAGAACCAACAACAGGCTGCGGTGAAAGCGAAGAGAATAGCAGAGGAGAATACATTGTGGAGGAAGAAGGTGGCTGCGAGGTCGGACGCACATGCACGTGCTGTGGCTGCTGCGATAGAACGCGAGGAGAGGGAGGCAGCGCAGCAGACGCGCTGGAAAGAAGAGGACGTAGCGAGAGAAGAAAAGATAACTGTTATATTGGATATAGATGTGTTAGCGAGGCGACTAGCAAGGGTGTGGGCTGTATATTTAGAGTTGATGAATATAGCTTATATGGCAAGGGTAAGAGGTACGGTAGGACATGCAAATGCAACGGAGGCAGCACTGTGTGCGTGGAAGGCATTACAAAATAACCAATATGATGAAGAAGAAGACGATGAAGAAGAAGACGATGAAGAGGAAGAAGAGGAAGAAAAGGAAGACTAAGTATTTTAAAAAAGGATATAAAGACAAATAGCAAATGTTGCTATACTTTTTAAAAATTGATTTCTTTTTTTTCAGCATTTATTTATAGCCTGGAGCAAAGAACAAAAGCGCTATGACAAGCATTAATTCAACCGACCACGTTTCATTTTCAGTCGCAAAAGCGCGGATGCAGGAGTTTTTTGAGAAGTTCGTTCCGACCAAACGTGAATATTGTATCAATCCCGGATGTATAGATGAGACAGAAGGCGCTGTTATGTATATATGGGAGGATCGCTCGCTGGCATACGAACACAATGAACGGCAAACAGCGTTGAACATTACAACCATGCGGGTAAACGGAAAACCACATTGGGTTCAATCACATTATTGTTGCGAGTGCTTCAAGAAACATGTTTTGGTTGGTGACAACAAGAATGCTTCGCAACACTATGGGGGTTATTGTGACGGTGTTCAAGAGGTAGAAGTCTACTTTCATAATGAGCCCTGGCCTTCTACGTGGCATAATCGTGTTACAGGAGAGGATCACGTGCTTACAGAGCTTCAGGAATATATGTTGGCAAATGACTAACTTGTGTGTTATATGTGCTACAAAAAAATTTGAATACTTTTTTTATTTCTATTAATATTGTTATACTTTTTTAAAATTGATTACATTTTTTCAGCATTTATTTATAGCCTCCATAAAAAACACAGAGCAAACAGCACTATGTCAAGCATTAATTCGAGCGACCATGTTTCATTTTCGGTCGCACAAGCGCGGTTGCAGGAGTTCTTTAAGAAGTTCGTTCCATCCAAGCGCAAATACTGTATCAATCCTGAGTGTGTAGAGGAGACGGAAGGCGCTGTGTTTTATATATGGAAGGCTAACTCAGTAACATACGAACACAATAAACGGCAGGCGGCGTTGAACATGTCAATCATCTGGGTGAATGGAAAGAAGCAATGGATTAGGTCTCATTATTGTTGCGAGTGCTTCAAGAAACATGTTTTGGTGGGAGACAACAAGCATGCTTCGCAGCACTATGAGTATTATTGTCCTGGAGTTCAAGCGGTGGAAGTGTACTTTCATTATGAGCCTGTGCATTCTACATGGTACAATAGTATTACAAAACGCGATGAAAAGTTGAGTGAGCGACAACTTTGCATGCTTAGTAGTGAGTGAGGCTAGTGTGTTGTATGTGCTACAAAAAAATTGATTTTTTTTATTATTATTTATAGTTCTGAAAAACAACTATGTCTAGCATTTTATCAAGCGACCATGTTTCATTTTCGGTCGCAAGAGAGAGGTTGCGTGAGTTTTTTGAGAAGTTCGTTTATACCAAGCGTTTATACTGTATAAATCCTAACTGTATCAAGGAAACGGAAATGGCAGTAGTACACATATGGGAGGCTCGCTCAAAAACATACAAACACATTGAACGGCAACCAGCATTGAATGAAACAACAATGTGGGTTAATGGAAAGGAATATAGTTTTCGGTCTCATTATTGTTGCGAATGCTTCAAGAAATATGTTTTGGTAGGAAACAATAAGAATGCATCGCATCGCTATTGGACTTCTTATGACAGACGTAACCAAAATGTGCACGTGATTTTTAATAGTGCTCCATACCCATCTTCAACATCTTATTATGGTTCAGGCACTGTGCAACCGTTAACCAAGTTTCAAATTAAAATGCTTGGTTAAGTATGGTAATTTGTTGTGTGTTTCTTGTTATACTTTTTAAAAATTGATTACTTTTTTTTTTAGCATTTATTTATAGCCTAGACAAAAAAGCACAAGCAAAAAAGAATGATGATGTGTGAAGCTTGTGCTCTCAGCATTTGCGACTTGCCAAGCGAGCTCATTGCGCTCATTGTTGACCGCCTTGGAAACAAAGACTATCTCGTGAGCTTCAAGGAGACGTGCGTGTTGTTTAGCAAATCCGTGAGCCAGTTTTACATTGCGGGGCAAATGGTGGCTACGTTGTACGGAGTGTTTACTGAGCGCTATGTTGACAAGCGCTTTGAATTCCAGTATATAATGGGTGACTGTGCAAACGCAAACTGTTACTACGATACTGAAGTTGTGTGTGAGTATTTATGGAGTTATGGTTACAGGAGCTATTATCATCGTATTCAAAAGCCCATGCAGTCAACGACCATGTTTGTCAATGGAAAAGAGTATCCGGTCAAGCATCATTATTGTGCTGAGTG